AGTGCCTTTTCACACACAGAGAGTGTCAGCCCTTGGAGGTGAGTGTTCGTGTCTCGTCTGGATGATCTGAAGCTTGCCCGCGACCTCATGTGGGAGTCCATTTCTGAGGCTGATCCCGACAAGCGTGCCCCGTTGATGAATCAGTGGCGTGCGCTCGAGTCCACCATTGCCGAGCTTGAGTCGAAGTCCGAGAAGGCAGGTGACCCGGTTGACGAAATCGCAGCCCGTCGCTCTGCTAGGGGAGGCTCCACCGCGCGTCCTGGTCGAGCCAGTGGGGGCGCGGGCTAACTCTTGGGAGGATGTCGCTGACTTGTCGGCTCGTGCTGGCGTCGTTCTGGACGGATGGCAGGAGCTCATTCTCCGGACGGCGATGGGTGAGCGTCGGGACAACACTTGGGCGGCGAAACGCGTCGGGGTTACGGTTCCTCGGCAGAACGGTAAGTCGCAGCTTCTGGTCGCCCGGGCTTTGGCCGGCGCTCTGCTGTTTGGCGAGAAGAAGATTGTTATCTCCGCGCATCAGCAGGACACGGCGCGCGAGGCGTTCAACAAGCTGGTGGAGATCCTTGAGGCGGACGCTAACGGTTGGTTGATGGATCGCGTGAAGCCGAATGGCATCATGAATGCGATCAATCGCGAGCAGGTGAAGTTTCGCAATGGTGCGACGATCCAGTTCAAGGCACGTTCTGGCGCGGCCGGTAAGGGCTTCTCTTCTGATTGCTTGATGCTGGACGAGGCGCAGATTCTTTCGCAGCGGGCGTGGGTGTCGATCAACTCGACTATGAGCGCGATGCAGAACCCGCAGGTTTGGTTGCTGGGTACGTCGCCGCAGGCTGAGGACGATTCGAGCGTTTTTGAGTCGATCCGTTCGGCGGCGATTGAGGGTCGCTCTTCAACGGCGGCGTGGTGCGAGTGGGGTGCGGATGTTTCCGACCCTGACTACGACCCGGCAAGCGAGTACACCCGGTGGTCTGCGAACCCTGCGTGGAATACCCGCATGAACCACGAGGTGATTGACGGCGAGTTTGAGACTTACGCGCCGGACAAGTTCGCACAGGATCGTCTTGGCGTGTGGCTTTCGGAGCTCGGCGGTGGAACTCGTGCGATTTCTGCGGACCAGTGGAAGGACACTGCCGTCACGGTTCCCCCTGATGGGGGTGTGAAGTCGTTCGGCGTAGCATTCTCGCCGGATGGTAGTCGCGTTTCCCTGGGTGGCGCGGTTGGGTGCGGCGAGGATCGGGCGCATGTCGAGCTGATTGATGCGACCTCGGAGCGCGGAGGTCTGGCCCCGTTGGCCGATTGGCTGTGCGCGAAGGATGACGAGGGCAAGGCTCGTTGGCGGCGCGCTGGTGGCGACATCGTGATTGGCGGGGCGGCTGGTGCTGGCGTTTTGCGGCAGTTGCTCATTGAGCGACGCGTGAATGTGAAGCGGATCAGGGTTGTGTCTACGCCCCAGTATTTGCAGGCGTGCGCGATGTTCGCTGATGCGATTGAGGCACGCACGGCGACTCACCTTGAGTCGGAGGGCCAGGCGGCTCTGGATGATTCGGTGGCGGTTGTGGACAAGGACAGGCGGGGCGGCTGGATGGCGACGACCCCGGACGGCGACGAAACGCCGATGGAAGCAGTGAGTTTGGCGCTATATGGCGCACGTACGACGAAGCGGAAAGCCCGCAGCGATAGTGAACGGGAAGGAGTGATTCTGTGATTGCTGCTGGTGCTGATCTGGTCTTGGATCATTCTGACGCGAACCTTCTGGCCGAACTATTGCAGGTTTGGGAAGCCAAGCGACCAACTAACTTGGTGCGGAGCGTCTATTACGACGGCGAGGCCGTTCTCAAGGACTTTGGGATCTCGCTCCCCCCGCAGATGCGGAATATCACTGCTGCGCTCGGCTGGGTGACTAAGGGCGTCAATGCGGTAACTGACCGCTCGAAGTTTGAGGCGTTCGTTTCCCCGACTGGCAGCGATGACCCGTTCGAGCTTGAGCAGATCCTTTATGACAACCGGTTCCGTGTGGAGTTCCCGCAGGCGAAGGTGTCCTCTGCGGTGCATGGTTGTTCGTTCCTCACGGTGACGCAGGGCGACGTGGAGGCCGGCGAGGCTGACATTCTCGTACTTGCTCGTGCGGCTGATGATTCGGCCGCGTTGTGGGATCGTCGCCGTCGTCGTATCCGTGGGTTCTTGTCTGTCGTTGACGTTGACGCGAACACGAACTCTCCCACTGTGCTGATTATGCAGACACCGGAGAAGGTGGTGACCCTTCGCAAGGCGGGCCGCGGCTGGACTGTTGATGTCCGCCGAAACCCGCTGGGCGTTGTGACCGTTGCCCCGTTGGTCTACAAGCCTGAACTGAAGCGCCCGTTTGGTCACTCGCGGATCACGCGGGCGGCGATGTATTACGCGGATGGCGGCTTGCGAACGATTGTTCGCTCTGAGGTGTCGGCGGAGTTCTATTCCGCGCCCGAGTATTACTTGTTCGGCGCTGACGTGCGGAAGTTCGTTGGTGACGACAAATGGTCGGCGCTGATGGGCCGCATCAAGGCGCTAGATGTCGAGGATGGCGAGGACAAGCCGGACCTGCACCGGTTCACGGGCGCTTCCCCCCAGCCGCACACGGACCAGTTGCGGATGTGGGCTAGCCAGTTCGCGGATGACCAGGATCTTGAGGTGAAGTTCGCTGATTCGTCCAACCCGTCGTCTGCGGACGCGATTTTCGCGGCGAAGGAGACGCTGATCACGACGACTCGTGATGCGAACGCTTCTTGGGGTCAGGGCGCTGTTGATGCGATGCACCTTGCGGTGATGTTGCGGGATGGGCTCACATCCGTGCCGGACGAACTGCGGCGGCTTACTGCTCAGTCAACCGATCCGGCGATTGTTTCGCCGTCCGCTCGTGCTGATGCGTTCTCGAAGCTCACGGCGTCGATTGAGGGCTTTGGTTCGTCTGAGGTTGGCATGGAGTACGCCGGGTTGACGCGGGAGCAGATTATCCGCTTCCAGGCGGAGCAACGGCGCGGTCAGGTTGGCTCGCTGGTGTCCGTCCTGTCTGCTAATGCCGCTGCTGCGGCCGCTGACCCTGCCGTGGAAGCCCTGGCTGGTGCTCGTGGTAACGGCGGCTGAGGTTGACGACTTTCGTTCGGCTATTGGGCAGCTGACGACTGTCGCGTTCGGGCAGACGAAGGCGCTGTTGAACGAGGTCGGCGACAGTAACCCGATTCTGTTCCGCGATCGACTGCTTGAGGCGTTCCCCCAATTGGTCGCACCATACGCGACGGCTGCCGGCGAGTTGTCGGCGGCATGGTACGAGGATTTGCGCGCCGACATGGTGGGCGGATCTTTCAGCGCCTCGGTGGTGTCGGATGTTGACCCGGAGCGTATCGATTCATTGGTGCGGTATTCGGTGACGCCCTTGTTTCAAGGGTCGTCGTCGGATGTCCTCGGCCTGCTGGCCGGTGGGTTGCAGCGCATCGTGGCGAATGGCGCGCGGGACACGATCATTCAGAACGTGATGGCGGATCGTGTGCGTGTCGGCTATGCGCGTATTCCACGTTCCGGTTGTTGCGCCTTCTGCGGCATGCTCGCTTCCCGCGGTGCTGTCTATAACTCGCGGGAGGCCGCGGTTCGCGTTGTGGGGCGCGGCGTCGACGCGTCTGTGACCGCAGGCAGGAGGGGCGGCCAAGGCAAGGGCGTCAAGGCGCGCGGTTCTCGAGAACTGGGGTCCGACAGGTATCACGACTACTGCCATTGCCTGCCCGCCCCCGTATTCGTCGGTGACACCTTCCACAAGGAGGTCGAGGACAAATACGCGGGCATGTACGCGAAGGCGTCGGGCACGAAGCTTTCCGACTACTCGAAGCGCAACCCGGATGGGCCGCAATTTCAGTCGGTCGGCGCGAAAGTGACCCTGGCGAACTGGCGTGAAGAGTTCGGCACTAAGTAATTCCACGCCATGAAGGCGTTTCCATACTTCCCCCGCCGCGATGGCCGGGGATTCACGCGCGGCGCGATGCCGCTTCACAAGGAGGGCACTATGCCTGAGAACGAACCCGCAGCAGTCGAAGTCGAGGGCGCGACGCCTGAGGTTGCCGAGCTGGGAGAGAAGGGTGTGGCCGCGCTGAAAGCAGAGCGCGCCGCCCGCAAGAGCGCCGAGAAGGCTCTCGATGATCTCGCGGCGAAGGTGAAGGCTTTCGAGGATCGCGATAAGTCCGAAGGGGAAAAGCTGAAGGAACAGCTCGCTGAGCTTTCCGGTCGAGCGGCCAAGGCGGAGCGAGAGAACGCCCGCTTGGCTGTCATCGCGAAGCATCAAGTCCCCGAGGAATATCACGACCTCGTGTGGGGTGACGACGAGGAAGCCCTCGCCGCCTCTGCGCAGAAGGTTCGTTCCCTGATCGACTCGACGGCCACGAAGGACCGGGCGTCGTTCGTCATCCCTGACGAGGGCGGAAGCCCCGCACTCGCGTTGAACGGTGACGGTCTTGAGGCCGCGCTGAAGAAAGCTCTGGGTATCGCGTAAGCGGTGCCCCTATTCATTTAGGAGACACACATGGCACAGACTGCCGCAACTACCACCAGCGAGTTCGCTGGTTTCATCAAGCCCACGGAGGCGGGCGACATCTTCGCTGAGGCTCGCCGCGCGTCGGTGTTCCAGCAGCTCGCCCGCAAGATCCCCATCGGCGCGAACGGTGTTGAGGTCGCCTACACGACCTCCAAGCCGACTGCGGCGTGGGTCGCTGAAGGTGGGCAGAAGCCCACCACGTCGGGCGGCAAGGCGCTGCGCAAGATCAGCCCCAAGAAGCTCGCTGCGATCTCGGTCGTTTCGGCTGAGACGGTTCGCGCGAACCCGGGCGGATACATCGATGACCTGCGCCTCGACCTCGCGGAGGCGTTCGCGCTCGCGTTCGACGCAGCAGCCGGTTACGGCACGAACAGCCCGTTCGGCGTGAGCAACAACCTGAACGCGACGACCAAGGCCGTGACGCTGGGCACAGCTACGGTCGCCAACGGCGGCATCTTCGCGGACATCAACGCCGGCCTGTCGCTGCTCGTCAACGACGGCAAGCGCCTCACCGGTTTCGCGTTCGATTCCCTCGCTGAGCCGATCTTCAACGGCGCAGTGGATGCGAACGGTCGCCCGCTGTTCATCGACAGCCCGACCGTCGAGACCGCTGAGGCCGTTCGGGCCGGTCGCGTCCTGGGTCGCCCGTCGTACATCGGTGATGGTGTCGGAAACGGCACCGTTGTCGGCTTCGGTGGCAACTGGTCGAAGGCTGTGTGGGGCGTTGTCGGCGGCATCAGCTACGACATCTCCACCCAGGCGTCGGTGACGATCAACGGCGAGCTCGTTTCGCTGTTCGAGAACAACCTCGTCGCCATTCGTGCTGAGGCCGAATACGCGTGGGATGTTGCCGACGTTGACTCGTTCGTGAAGTACAACGAGCCCGGCACGGTCTGATGGCTGGGCTGAGATCGCCGGCGGGCACTTTGGTGTCGGCTGATGGGGTCTTGGCCGAGCGCCTCAAGGCTCAGGGCTGGGTGTCTACGGATGCCCAGCCCGAGCCTGCTGAGGATGCCACGGCCGAGCCGGTGAAGCGCTCTTCGGGGCGTCCGAAGAAAACGAAGTAGAGGGTGGGGCGTCATGGCTTGGACGACTGCTGAGGATGTTCTCGGCGCATGGATTGGCGATGACGCCCCTACCGACCCTGTTCTGATCGGGAAGTGGATTGGCAAAGCTGAGCGTGAGGCGCGATTCCGCGTCCCTGACTTGCAGGCCAGGCTTGATGCTGAAGCTGAACTAGACCCGCCTGTTACGGATCTTCTGGACACCGCGAAAGACGTGATCGTGGCGATGGTCACGCGCGTGTTCCGCAATCCTGAGGGCATCCGGCAGACGAGCATCGGCGAGGGCCCGTTTTCGGAGTCGCGCACGTATGGCGGCAACACTCCGGGCGAGCTGGCGATGACTGACGATGAGATGGATAAGCTGCGCGGCGTTGTCGCGGAGGGTCAGGCGTTCACTATCGACATGATCCCGGCGACTTCCCCGTTCTCGTCGTCTTACGTGTGGCCTTACGCATGAGGCCCGCACCAACTGAGCCCGTAACCATCCTGCGCCCCGGTGTGGAGATCCCCGGCGAGTTCGACTCGCAGGGTTTCCCGGTCATCGGCCCGGACGTCGAGATCGTGTCGGCTGGTTGGCGTATTGCGCCGCGTTCGTCGGATGAGTCGGCGGGTGCGTCTGGCATGTCGGTTGTCACTGGCTTGACGATCTACAACCGAGCGCAGGTGGTCATTCTGTCGTCGGATCGCATCGTTGCCCGTGGTGAAACGTGGTCGGTGGACGGTGACGTTGCGGCTTGGCATAACGGGGTGGTTGTGAACTTGAAGCGGGGTTCGTGATGGGCAAACGCATCCGTCAGATTCGGTCGCTGTCCGAGATCATGCTTTCTTCTGAGATGGAGGCTGAGCTGTTGAAGCTTGGCGAGCGGGTCGAGGCGGCCGCGTCGACGGACCCGAATCCGGCATACGTGGAAACGCTTGAGACGCACGTGTTCCGCACGAGGGATCGTGTGCATGTCCAGGTTGGTGCGGCTCCTGGCATCGGCCTTGCGGTCGAGGCCAAGCGGGGCACTCTTGCTCGCGCTTTGGGATCGGTGGGCGGCTGACGTGCGAAATATCATCTTCCCTCCAACTACCGGCAAGCTCTGTGCGGTGCTGCGTGCTGGGCTCACAGCGGCTGCTGTGCCCTATTCCTCGGGTGTCACGGTGCTGCCTGAGCTTCCGGCGACCAAGACGGCGCGCATGGTGACCGTTCGTGACGATTCCGGCCCTGACGATGGCGTGCAGTCACGGCGTCGGTACGGGTTCAACGTGTGGGCCGATAGTTCGGTTGACGCCGAGAATCTGGCGCTGTTGTGCATGGCGATTCTTCGGAACGCGGCGGACGGCAAGCCGATCACGTTGGTGGATCAGTTGAGCGGGCCTTACAAGGTGCCGACTGATGCCCCGTACGCGGTGAATGGCAAGAGCCTCACCAATTACTTCTTCACCTGCCGCGTTTCCGTGCGTGGCAGCAACTTCTAAACCCACATTCCCCTGTTTCTCCCGGCAGGTATTCCGAGGCGCTCTCTGCCCTCATCTATCAATCAAGGAGAACAGAAATGGCGAAAGACAACACCGAAGTTCGGGTTGCTGTCGATGGCGTCGTTGCCTCGGGTTTGACCACGGCGACGGCACCGACTGATGCGGTCACTGCACTGCCCACCGGGTTCAACGATCTCGGCTACGTGTCCGAGGATGGCGTCACTGAGACGAACTCTCAGACCATCGAGAAGCTGAAGGCGTGGCAGAAGTCCGCGGTTGTGCGCTCGACGGTCACTGAGGGTGAGACGACGTTCGCGCTGACCCTGATTCAGACGAATGCCGACACCCTCGCGGAGTACTACGGTGCCGCGGTCGGCGCTGACGGCTCCATCGTCATCGACCCGGCCCGTGAGCGTCCGCACCGCTCGTACATCATCGACGTGCTCGATGGTGACGAGGTTATCCGCACTTACATCCCTGACGGTCAGGTGACTGAGGTCGGCGATCAGGTGTACCAGGCGGGCGCACCGATTGGTTACGAAATCACCATCACCGCCTACGACAACGCCTCGATTGGTGGCGTCGCGGTGAAGTGGTACGCCTCGCTGGATACGGCGGCGTAACCCCACAAGCTGGGGGCAGTAGGGCGGGAGACCTGCTGCCCCCTTTTCTCCCTCTCCCTTGACTCCTACAGGAAGGCCAATCATGGTCGATTCATTCACTTCTGCACAGCCGTACTCGTTCGAGATCGACGGCAAACCCTACACTCTTCCCGGGCTTTCGTTCGGTGACGTTGACGCTGTGGCTGAGGCCATGAGTGGCGACACTGGCGCGCAGCTGCAGGCGGCACGAAAGATTCTCTTCTCTCGCTCGGACAAGCGCACTCAGGACGGCATCAAGTCTCTCGGGATCGCTGACCTCGGAAAGTTGTTCCGCAAGTGGGCGGGGGTTGAACCGGGGGAATCGTCAAGCTCGCCGGAATCCTCCGAGAACACCGACGCGAGCTAACCGCAGACCTTCGCAGCACCTACGGCGTTTCGCCGTGGTGGGCTGGTTCCCCAGCGCTGCCGATGGCCGAGCTTGTGGATCTGGTCGACGCGCTTCTGCGCGATCCGTCGTCGCGATTGCAGGCGGCCGTCGCGGGCTGGGAGTTTCCGGTTTCGCGTGAGTGGTTGGCGCTCGTTGACCTGTTCGATTTGCAGCAGGCGAAGGCATCTAGGCGGAAGCCGAAACCGTACCCGCGTCCGTTCGATAAGTCGAAGACGCGCATCGGCGGCAAGAAGTCCGCACGGCACACGCCGGAACAGTTGAGGGCGCTTCTGAGTCGCCCTCGTATCGCAAAGCAGTAACCACTTCTCCCGGTGGTCTTTTACGGCCCGGGAGGCACCAGTGGCAAATGCGTTCTACCAGGCCTATGTCGAGGTGCTTCCAGACGGGAGCAAGCTCGGCAAGTCTCTCAATAAGCAGTTCGCGAGTGCAGGTCCGGAAGCTGGGCGAGCCGCCGGCGACGGCATCAAGAGTGGCGTGCTGGGGTCGGTCGGGAAACTGGCCGCCCCCCTCGCCGCGGCTTTCGCTGCCGTTGGTATCGGGTCGATCATCAAGGATTCGATCACTAACGCGTCGGACCTGAACGAAGCCGCTACCGCTATCACGGCTGTCTTCGGTGATGCGGACAAGACGATTCAGGCGTTCGCCGCAAACGCGGCAACGTCCTTGGGCCAGTCGAAGAACATGACGCTGGATGCCGCTAAGACATTCGGCATCTTCGGTAAGGCTGCCGGGCTGTCTGGGCAGGATCTCGCCGGGTTCTCGACGGACTTTGTGACCCTCGCGGGCGACTTGGCATCTTTCAATAACACGACCCCGGAGCAGGCCATTGAGGCGCTTGGCGCTGGTTTGCGTGGCGAGTCTGAGCCGTTGCGTCAGTACGGCGTGCTGCTCGATGACGCGGCACTGAAGGCTCGCGCAACGGAACTTGGCATTTACTCGGGGACGGGTGCGCTCACCCAGCAGCAGAAGGTATTGGCCGCTCAGGCCGAGATTCTGGCGCAGACATCCACCCAGCAGGGCGATTTTGCGCGCACGTCGGGTGGACTTGCGAACCAGCAGCGCATCTTGGCGGCTCAGCTCGAGAACCTGTCCACGTCATTCGGGCAGCTGCTGTTGCCCATCATGGTGGCAGTTGTCGGGTTCCTGAACAGGTCTGTCCTCCCAGCGTTCAGCAACATCGGCCCGGCGATCGACTTGATTGTTGGTTCGTTCACTGGTGCTGGCGCTGACGTCGACCTTGGCGGGTGGACCAACCCGCTGATCGATTTCGGTGCCACGTTGCGGACGGTGTTCGACACGGTATCGCCGCTGATCAAGTCATTTGGTGACATGTTCAAGCCGGTTTTCGCGTCGATAGGGCCGTTGTTCGATCAGCTGGCACCGGTCTTCGGGGCCCTGATTCCTCAACTCGTTGAACTGTGGCAGGCGTTCTCGCCACTGTCGCTAATACTGAAGGCAATCGGGCCACTGCTGCCTCAGATCGTGGGGGTATTCGGTGAACTGGCCGCAACACTTGCGGGCGCACTTGGTCAGGCGCTCACGGCAGTCATGCCGAATATCACAACGATGGCGGGGCTACTCGTCGGCCTGATAGGCGGCCTCATCTCGGCGCTGCTGCCGGTAATTGTGCAGCTCGTCGGAATGCTTGGCCCGCTGCTCGGGACCGTCATCGCGGCGATCCTGCCGCTAATCGTGCAGCTGCAGGGCGTGTTCCTGCAACTGTTCGCGGCTGTCCTGCCGTTGCTTTCGCCGATCCTGGCGCTGATTGCGCCGCTGGCTCAGCTCATCGGGGCGATCCTGCCGCCGCTCATTCAGCTGTTCGTCGCGATCCTGACCCCGATCATCGGGTTGGCGTCGATCATCATCAGCCTGCTCGTGCCGGTGCTGGGGTTTGTCATCACTGTGCTTTCCGCGGTGATCGGGTGGGTGGCGAAGGTCATCACTTGGTTCGTGAATCTAGTGACCGGATCAGGCAAGGCCGGCGCGCAGCTGAAGGCTGCGTGGGATCGCACAATGGGAATGTTCGCTGACTTTTTCAGCAACACGTTCGGCATGTTCCGCGATTTCGGCACCAACGTCGCGAACGCCGTGAGTGGACTCGTCGGCACTGTCGGCGGGTTCTTCTCGGACCTGTGGTCGAACGCTTCCACTGCGTTCAGTGACGGCATCGGAACGGTTGTCGGCTTTGTCGAGGGGTTGCCTGGCAAGATCCTCACGGCGCTTGGCGATATGGGGTCTTTCCTCGTCAATGCCGGGTCTGACTTGATCCAGGGCTTCATCGACGGCATTAAGGGCATGCTCGGCAACGTCGGTGACGCCATCGGCGGGGTCATGGATTTCGTGGGCGGCTTTTTCCCGCATTCGCCCGCCAAGCGCGGTTACTTTTCGGGTTCCGGTTGGACGGGACTGCTGAAATCTGGAGCGGCGATTGGCGACCAGTTCGGCGCGGGCCTGAACGGCAACCTGCCCGTCGTGGACCTCGCGTCGAAGGTGACTATTCCGAGTGCATCGGCACAGATCAACGCGACGGTCGGCGGGTCTAGTTCCGCGTCGAGTCCGCTGGTTCAGATTGTCAACAAGACGGGGGTTGCCTTGTCTGACCTCATTGATGTTCGCATTCGCCAAAACGGCCGCGAACAGTATTTGTCTCTTGGGAATGGGGTGGCGTAGATGGCGACCCTCACTAACCTTGCGACGAATCCGCAGCCGAAGCTGAATGGTGATGGCTGGTCGAGTTCGGGGAATGGTGCGACGACGACGTGGACCCGCTTTAGTAGCGGGTTCGCGGGGTCGACGGACGCGTTCCTTGAACTGGGCTGGTCGACGGTCACGGGCGGCTCTGACGGGCATGTTCGGTACACGCAGCCGGTGACGCCGGGTGACCGGTTCTCTGCCGCGCTCGAAGTCATCCCGTCGCGGGCGCAGGTGTTCACGCCGCTGATCGTTTTCGTGGATGCGTCGAATAACATCTTGCAGTCTGCGTATGGCGTGGATGTGTCGGTTGATGCTGGTGCGGTCGCGCGTCTTGGTGTTGGCGGCCTGACGGTCCCGGCTGGGGCTGCTCAGGCGTGGGTCAGTGGTGCGACGTCGTTGGATAAGGGCACGCCGTGGCAGGTGGGTGACAAGCTCAAAACGTCGCGGGTCATCGTGTCCAACTCGCTGTCGGTGCCGCCGTACTTTGATGGGTCTTACCCGCAGAGTTTGTGGCTTGGAACCGCGTTCGCTTCGGCGTCGACGTTCCTGGTGAGCACAGCACCGACCGTGACACCGCTGCCCGATTGGTCGCCGGTTCCGCGCATGTCGGTGCTGTTCGCTTCGTTGCATCCGTTCGCGGAGACCATCACGGTTGAGCGGACTGTCGGCAACAAGCGGTTCCGCGTACGCGGGGCAATCGACCGTTATGCGGTTGGCGGATTCGGGGTTCTGGACACGGAAGCGCCGAAGGGTGTTCCGTCCACGTACCGGGCGGAGCAGTTCGACGGTTCGGGCCTATCGCTCGGGTATACCGACTCGGCGACAGCCACGCTCGACTTCGAGGGTAGCTGCATTCATCAGCCGCTCGATCCAAAGCGGAACGTGGCCTACCGGTTCGTTCAGGGCGCTGCCGCAGACCTTGTGAAGCCGACCCCTGGGGAGATTTTCTACCCCGAGGGTCGCGGTGAGGCCGTGTGGATCGGCTCCCAGCGACGAGGCTTGCAGGGCGTGAACCTCGACGGTGCGACGCTGACTCTTGAGGATGCGGCGAAGCTCGATTCGATGTTCGGGACACCGGATGAGCCGCAGACGCCGATCCTGTGCATCCGAACCGCAGGCATGGACTTGCCGCCGACCCTGTTTGCTGTTGTTGAGGAACCGCATCAGATGGGTTTCGATCGTTTCCAGGGCGGCGAGACGATCCGGTGGCAGATGCAGGGCACGCAGGTTGCCCCGCCCGCACCGGGCCTGATTGTGCCGTTGTTGACGTACGCCGATCTCGATGCGGCGTTCGCCACGTACGCCGAGCGCGATGCGCATTACGCGTCGTACTTCGAGCAGGACACGGACTGGTCTCTGGCCGGATTGGCGGGCTAGATGCGCGACAGTTCTGCGGAGATTCTGACCGTGTTGTCGGGGTCTCAGACTCCGCATTTTGAGATGGATGTCCTGTACGACAATGAGGTGGTGTTGTCGCACGTGCCGATCACGGGCGTGCAGATCAACGATGACGCTTCTGGTGCCATCGAAACGTCTGGGTCGGTCACGGTGGTGTGGCAGGACGATTACGGGCAGTCGATGACCCCGCGCGAGATCGGGGACGTTTTTTCTCCGTTCGGCACGGAGTTGGCGATCTACTCGATTGTCGGGGTTGGGTCGTCCTTTTCGTACCGGGTGCCGTTGGGGATCTTCCCGATCTTCGACGTGCCCTCGGCGCGTGACGAGACGGCACTGTTTCGCGGGTATGAAGTTGTTGCTGGGTCGGTTGTGGAGCTGTCGTTCAAGGACCGCTTCCTTCTCGTGCAACGGAACCGTTTCGATGTGCCGGGTGTGCCGGCGTCGCTTGATTCCGTGTACGCGGAGCTGATGCGGCTGACGGGGTTGCAGATGACTCAGTCGATTCCGGATGGTCCGATCACCCGGAAGGTGGTGTACGAGGAGGACCGCCTGCAGGCCGTGTATGACCTCGCGGCGGTTCTGGATGCGACACCTTGCCTGACGCCCGATGGCACGCTCACCCTGCGCCCTAAGAGCGCTGGCGGCCCGGTCGCCACGCTGGTGCGTGGTGAGGATGGCACGATCCTCAACGTGGGCCAGTCGATGACCTCGGAGGGCGTGTACAACCGGGTCGCGTTCCGTGGGAAAACCGATGACAAGACGGCGATTTTCGCCGCATCGGAAGTGACCTCGGGGCCGCTTCGCACGCGCAACGATGACGGTACATTGTCGCCGTATGGCACCGCGACGACGTTCCTCACATCCGACTATGTGACGAACAGCATTCAGGCTCAGGCGTACGTTGACCGGGAGTTGCCGCGCGTTTCCCGTTTGGGTGCGCGGGAGGTGCCTGTCGATGTTCTGTTCAATCCGCTGTTCGAGCTGGGGGACGTGCTGGAACTGGAACGGTACGACCGCACCATTACCGGTCGGGTGAAGTCCATCAGTCGGTCCTCGTCGGGTCGGATGCCTATGAAACTTGAGGTGCTTGGTGGATAATCCGCAGATCCTCGCCCTGAAGAAGAAGCTTGCTCAGGCTTCCAAGGTGACCACGCTCGTGGGGCAGTTCGTCGGCGTAGAGAACGGTGAGGCTCTTGTTGATGCGGGCGGCGGACGCTTCCCAGCGGCGCTCCTCGGGCAGTTGCCTGAAGTCGCGTCGGATGTGCATGTGTGGTTCGTGAACGGGCAGCCGTTCATCATGGGGCCGACGAAGCTTCTCCCCACCACGGGGACGGTTACCGTCGTCTCGGGACTCACTGTCACCGTCTCCACCGTCGTCGGCACCTTTACGTTGCCGTTCTTGTCTTGGTATGGGCCACAGGTGGGCGATGTTGTGAAGATCGCGTGGGGCGACATGCCCATTGTGTTGGGCGTGCCGTCCACGAAGCTGCCCGACCCGGTGGCCCCTTCCGCGCCGCCCTCGTCGGATTCAATGAGGCGGGTGGACACGTTCACCGCCATCGACTCGGGCTCCTACAACCAGCGGTGGTGGCAGGACGAGATCTGGGCATCCGACAACAACACGGGTGCGGCGTTCTACGGGACGAAGATCACGGACACGTTGAAGGGTCGCACGGTTGACAAGTTCGAGGTCTACATTTCCGCGATCCAGATATTCGGCAGCGCGCCCAACTTCATCACTCACACCTCGGCGCGTAAGCCATCGGGGAACGTTTCGGTGGCGAACACGAACGCTGTCCCCGTGAGCAACGGTTGGGTGACGCTCCCGAAGTCGATGGGGCAAGCAATCGTAGATAACGGCGGCGGGCTGGGCGTGAATCACGGCGGCTACAACAAGTTCCGCTCCATCAACGAGGACCGCCAGTCATTCGCCCTGCGGATCACGACACATTAGGAGAACGCATGCCTGACGGCGAACTGCAGGTCATCTACTCGCCCGCCACCCAGCCCGGTGTGGTCACAGTGATCTCGACGGAGGACCGGGAGGCGGCGCAGGCCGCGCAGCTGGGCGCCGAGCAGGCACGAGACGCTGCACAGCAGATCCTTGACGACACCCGCGAGGTCGGCCGTGGCCCCTCCGCCTATGAGGTCGCCGTGGCGGCCGGGTTCGCCGGCACTGAGGAGGAGTGGCTCGCCACCCTCGTCGGGCCCGAAGGCGACCAGGGCCCGGCGGGCACCATCACGAGCGCGACCGCAGACGGACTGGCAGCGGGCTCGACGCCCACCGTCACACTCGGAGGTACTCCTGCCGCTCGGACGTTCGCGTTCGGGATACCGAAAGGTGACAAGGGAGACGCAGGTGCCGCGGGGACGATCACCGAGGCGACAGCATCCGGCCTCGCGGAAGGTGCGGAGCCGACCGTCACGCTGGGTGGCACGCCCACCGCCCGCACGTTCGCCTTCGGCATCCCGAAGGGAGCGAAAGGCGACCAGGGGCTCCCCGGTGGCCCGCCGTCGCTGTACGGGACCTACGCGGCCCGCCCGGCGGCCAGCAGCGTCCCTTCCGCGACGATCTACTACGCCAGCGACATCCCCGAAGCGTACCGTTCGAATGGTTCCGCATGGTCCGTTGTCCAGTCGGCGGGTAACGAGCTCGCCTACGCGCAGATGACCAGCGACTTCAGCATCCCGACAAGCACCTCGGGGCTCGTAGACATCCCCGGCCTGTCGATCTCGTTCCGCATGCCCGAGCGTCCGGTGCGGATCGAGTTCTTCGCGTACACGCAGATGGTCTACGCGAGCAGCGACATCGTCGTGCACATCCAAGACCCGGGCGGAACCATCGTCCTCGACGTGCACGCTCAGCCGTCACCGAACACCGCCCAGTTCCCCATCGCCTCCGCGTTCCTCCGGTACACGGGTGCCGCGGCGGGCTCAATGGTGACACTGAAGGCGACAATCGGCGCTGAGGCAGTCGCGTACAAGATCGCCGGCGGGACGCTCTACCCGGCGACGCTCGCGGCGTACACCTGCTGATGAGCGTCTACACCGAGTACTCGGCCACGGCCCTCAACAACGAACCGTCGATCCTGATCGTCCCCAAATTCGTCCGCCCGGGCGCTACCGGCATCGTCTACTGCCACGGGTACGGGGAAGACGCGCTGGAGCCCCGTGACCTCACGAGCACCCGCATCAACATGTTCAACCTGGTGCAGGCGCTCGCGGAGGCCGGGTTCCCGGTGATCTCCTGCTTCAACGCCGGCAACCAGTGGGGCAACGCCACCGCGGTCGCGCGGGTGACATCCGCCGCAGCGTACCTCGCATCAAGGGTGGGCGCGTCGTCCACCCGGGTGGGGCTGATGGGGCAGTCGATGGGGCACCTGGCGGTGATGAACTGGGCGGCCCAGAACCGCGCCAAGGCAGCGTTCGTCCTCTCGTCCATGGGCGTCGCGGACCTGAACGACATCCACAACAACAGCAGCTACGCGGCGTCGATCAACTCGGCGTACGGCGGCAGCTACACGGACGCCGCCCAAGGTGCAACCTACAACCCGACCGTAAACGCGGCATCCAAGTTCGCGGGTCTGCCGTGGATGTGCTGGGGCGGGTCAAGCGACACCGTGTGCCCGCCCGCGAAGACGACCGCACTGAAGAACGCCATCGGCCCAACCGCGAGCTACACGCAAGTCTCAGGCGGCCACGCATTCGCCACAGTCGGCAACTACGACACGGCGCAGATCGTCGCGTTCGCCCAAGCCCACGCCTAACCACAGATCAAGGAGACCCAATGGGTTACACCGTCAACGCCGACACCGGCAAGCTCGACTTCAACAACACCCCCTCCACCACATCCGACCTCAACGGGCTCTCGGATCGAGTCGAAGCGATCCGTGAAGACGCACCCGTATTCGCGGCAGGCACAGCAACCATCAACGTCGCAGCCGACGCCCCATTCGGATCCAAGCTCATCACATTCCCGCCCGGACGCTTCGCCGTCCCGCCACTCGTCACAGCCACCCTCTCCAGCGCCCCGGACGGCTCCCAGAAGCTCAGCCCGCGCACGTACAGCCAGACGAAAGACGGCTGCACAATCGGCCTGTACACGGGCGACTTCAACACCGGCATCCCCAAGGCCGTGACGGTCACCGTGAGCTGGATCGCCGTTCAGATGAGCGTGGAAAGCGCCGCCGGCTAACACCACAACCCTCGATCTTCCTGCCTCGCTGTCGCGGGGCTTTTTTCATGCCCCAAAGGAGTCACCATGACGTACAGCAAACTCGTGGACCGCATCGTGCCCACACCCAACCAGGACGTGCGAGCCGGTGGTGCGAAGCCCAAGTACATCGTCCACCACCACGAAGCGGGCACGTCGTTTGAGGCCGTCATTGAGTCGTGGCGCACCGGACGCAAAGAGGGCTCCTGCCACATCACCATCAGCAACGAGGGTGAAAAGGTCGGCATCGTCCCCGAAGAGAAGCGCGCGTGGTCACTCTCGAGCCAGTTCTTCGACAGCCAAGCGCTCACCACGGAGATTGAGAACCAGTCTGCAGGTGGATCATGGCCGGTGTCGGATGCGGCACAGGAAGCCGCCGCTCAGGTCACCGCTGATTGGTGCAAGCGCTACGGCATCCCCTGCGACCGGGAACACGTCATCGGGCACCGTGAGGTGTACACGCGATTCGGTGACAGCTACGCGACCGCCTGCCCCGGTGGACTCGACCTCGACTGGATCGTCACACGGGCACGAGCGATCCTCGCAGCACCCACAGGCGGCAAAGGTGGCGGCACAAGCGTTGGCGGGTCGATCCCCGCCCACGTTGCGCCGAAGCCCGCACCGAAGCCCGCCAAGCCATCAGCCGGCGAGTACCGATATACGTCCACTGAAGAGGACGGCGACCCCGGCGAGATCTACTACGGGCGCATCCAGACGCTCGGCAAAGAGCGCGGCGTGTACCCACAGGGCGACGACATCGACGGCGAAACCGGACCCGACACGGAGATCGCCCGCGTCAAGATCACCGCGCAAGCGCTCAACGGCTGGGTATACGGCCCGCACACCACAAGCGACAAAGACGGCGACCCCGGCGTGAACTATTGGACCGCCGTCCAGGAAGTCGGACGCGCGAAGTTCGGCTACCCGTCATGGTGCAAGATCGACGGCGAGCCAGGACCAGAAACCCGTAAGGCCGAACACAAGATCTGCGCGCACGAACTGAACACGCACCGCTGATGGGCGCGGGCAACCTCAACAATCAACTCGACTGGCCCGCCTGGTTAGCTTCGATCAACCTTCTGCAAGTGGCAATCGTCATCGTCGCCGCGTACGTCGTCATCCGCCTACTAGTCAAGTTCTGGCCGTGGCTGAAGAAGGTAATGGCGCTGACCGATGCGCTCGCACAGTTGCCCATGTTCATGGCGCAAACCACGAAGACACTGCAAAACCAGAACGAGCAAATCGCGGAGATTCACCACGAAGTCAACTACAACAACGGCTCATCCGTGAAAGACGCCGTTAGCCGTGTCGAACTCGGCGTGAAAGGACTCTACGACCGGGTGGACGAACTTTCCGACTCCGACATTGCCATCCGCAAAGAGATCGAGACCACCCGCCCCGACCTCAAACTACCCCGACCAAACAAGGAGTAACCATGTTCACACTCGCATTCTGGAAGGCCGCCACTGAGCGCGCCGTGAAGTCCGGCGCACAGTTCGTCGTCCTCACCATCGGCGGCGGTGCAATCGCTGGCGCAACCGGCGACAAAGCGATCAACGCTTTCCTGCTCGACTACCCCACACTCGGCGGCGTATTCGTTGGCGGGCTCATCCTCTCCTACCTCACCAGCATCATCTCCGCACCGATCAGCGGCGACGGGCCATCCCTGGCGAACGAGGTAGCCGTACCCAAGCACTAGCCACAGCAACGAGCCCCGCTCGACTTCCCCACGAGGGCGAGTCGGGCGGGGCTATTCGTCGTTAGTGCAGCAACCGCGCCTTCTCGTGCCCCGGTCCGTCGCACTCGAAGTTGTCGTGCCCATACGGTCGTTCACCGCAAGCGGCGCACGTGCCGCGATCGGCCTGTGTGACCGTCTCAGTTGGGCCTTCGATGCGCGTCACCTTGCGCCGGATCGCAACACCCGCGACACCCGACCGGTCCAGCTCTCGATAGATGGCCTCCACCTCGCGCCCGTCGAACATATCGATCGCTTGGATGCCGCGCTTCGGGTCATGCGCCGTCCATGATCCGTCCGTGCCATAGTCGCCCGCCCAAACCTCGGTCCCATCTTCCAGCCTGTAGCCATATTCGTACCACTCGGTCATGTCGCTCACTTCGCACCCTTCCTCGCGTATCGTTCCAGGAACTTGCGGATCTCTTCGGACAGGATCTCGCCGCGGTCTATTGACGTTTGCATGGCGGCCCGCCACACGGGCTCCGGGATACGGATGCCGCGCACCTTCATGGGGGTTCGCGGGCTCACTGGATAAACCCGAACTGGCTCGGGGATTTCACGAGCGAGTCACGCGGGACGAACGACCAACGATTGCCGTTCACCCATCGCCACTTTTCCTGCCCATCGACAATGCGGAGAATCCACACGTCGCCATTTGTCGCGTCCGTGTAGAAGCCCGGCTCCCAGGGACGCTCGCTCTTATCTGTCATGGTTCAATCATGCCATATGTCGCGACAATCGTATAGACGCTTATGCGTACAGGTCAACGGTGCAGCACAGCCACCTTGCACCACGGACAGAACCAGAAAGGGCGCTCAACAGAACCCGCCGCCTCACACCGGCGCAAACATGACGGGCAAGACGGCGGGTCAATGGAAGTCGGGTCAACCATGACGGGGAGTGTACGCCGGTTGCTGCTAGTTGTTTAGCTGCCGAATCACTTCCGCCATGTCGAGCTTCAGGGCTTCGGCAATGACCATTGCCTGCCCAATGTCCATCTCGCGCTCGGCTGACAGATAGCGCATCAGCGACCTGGGGCTCATGCGGGTGAGCGCGGCAAGCTCGGCGTAGATCATCCCCATGTCTCGCCGCCGCGTGTCGAAGATCCCGGCTACCGCGGCGTTGGACAACTCTGACTGCACCATTCGACCACCATATCGGGCACGGTTGCTGTGGGGGTTGCTATGGGGCCTTGATCGCCTGACCTTGCTTCCCAATGTTTCAGGGTGCACCCCCCGGGACTTGAACCCGGAACCCACTGATTAAGAGTCAGTTGCTTGCCCCATTTTGGGCCGCACAAATACGGGACTTCCGCGTTATTACGCGGTTTCTACTACCAACCATGACTTGTGTAAGCCAATGGGCGTTGCTATTTGTGTTGCTATAGCTATACAGTGTCGCTATGACGAAGGAACAGGAAGCCGAGTGGGAGGCAGCAAAGGCCCGCGGCGAGAAGCTGGACGGTCTATGGGGCCGGGCAGAACGACTCGCCGGCACTTGCGCCACCCTCCTCGCTGAAGGTTTCGTGGAGGAAGCAACGGCGCACGCCGCTGAGTTCAAACGCCTCCGCGAACAGTGGCGGGAACTGACCGTCCAGCAGTAACAAAAACGAGGGCCCGGAGTCTGCAAACTCCGAAGCCCTCAGCCACAACCAAACGACAGATAAGGAAGTGACAGCATGAAGTGTACCCGACGCTCATTCAGAAGACCGATCCACACGGGAGTGATTAACGGGGCGGCATGGTCCGCCCATGGCAGAAGAATGTAGGGGAGTTTTCGGGACTCCCCTCGCCCGATGGGGGAATCAATTGAACATTGCAAAGAGCAGGCGCGGGGACGCGAAATGGTCCCCGCGTCTTCCTGCGCGGAAAGGCGACTGATGGTCAAGCGCTCAAACGGCGACGGCAGCGTGTACTTCCGCGCCTCGGACCAGCGATGGTGCGCCACCCTTTCACTTCCGTCTCCGGACGGGAAACAACGCCGCGTCACCCGGACCGTGCCAGCGAAGGGCACCGGGAAGCAGCAGGAAGCCGCCGCGAAGGCGAAGTTGATTGAGCTTCGACGGGAACGGGACAAGAACGGCGGCGACATCGAAACGGCGACCCTGAACGTCGCCACATGGATGCGCAAATGGCTGCGAGACGTTGCAGGCCCAGAAGCACGCCCGAAGACTGCCGCGAGCTACCGGACGACCGTTGAGCAGTACATCGTGCCGTCGATTGGCAGGAAGCAGCTGAAGAAGCTCACCCCCGATGACGTGCGCACATGCATCAAGTACGTGACCGAAAAGGGGCTCAGCTCGCGATCCGCCGCGCTCACCTACCAGGTTCTCGCGCTCGGGCTCAAAGCCGCCTACCGGGAGGGCAAGGTGACGCGCATCGTCACCGACCTCGTAAACCGCCCCAGGACGAAGAAAACGGAGCTAACCGTACTCTCCGCCGATGACGGGATAAAAGTGCTTCAGGCTGTCTCCGGGTGGCCTCCCCCGCTCGCTGTTGACCGCTTGAGGTCGCGCTGGGCTGCTGCCCTGCTGACAGGAGCGCGACAGGGTGAACTGCTCGGCCTGACGTGGGACCGCGTTGACTTCCTGAACGGCACCATCGACCTGTCGTGGCAGTTACAGCGGGTGGCGTGGCAGCACGGGTGCGGTGGCACATGCAACCGGAAACGCGCCGCCGAGTGCCCGAAGCGCCGTATTGATGCGCCCGCCGACTGGGAGCACAAGCACATCACGGGCGGCCTGTGGTGGTCGCGCCCCAAGTCGCACCGGAGCGTGCGCCTCATCCCCCTCGTGCAGCCACTCTACGGGATCCTCGAGGCCCGGCAGAAACAATCAGTGCAGGAGGACAACCCGCACAAGCTGGTGTGGACGCAACCGAACGGCTCCCCCATCGACCCGTCCCGCGACAACGCCGCATGGCATGACGTGTTGAAGTTGGCCGGCGTGCAGGATGCGCGATTGCATGATGCCCGTCATACGACCGTTGACCTGCTCTATCAGGCGGAAGTCCCCGAGGCGATCATTCAGGAAATCGTGGGGCATTCCGTTGTGTCGGTGACGCGTGGCTACAAGTCGCGGGGAAACCATGCGCAATTGCAAGACGCGATGAAGCGCATGTCTGCACTAATGATTGAAGCTCACTGACCCCCACTACGGGGCACGTCAACAAGTTCCGGATGTCCCCATTAACCCCGACAGAATAACATCTCTCATCCGCGAAATGACGCGGAACTCACCCGCCCGGCTGGCCTTCACGGTCACGCCGGGCGGGTCTTTCGTTGTCTGTGGCTTCGCTTATGGTCATAGCAACGGAATGACGAACATAAGTCAGATACCTAACGGGGGCACGATTTGAGCAAGGTCGCATACACCATCAAAGAAACAGCCGAAGTGGCTTCGGTTGACAAGTCAACGGTGGTCCTCGCGATCCAGGAGGGGCGATTGATTGCGCGGGCCATCAACGGCACCGCCATTGTCCTCAGAACCGACATCGAGACGTGGCTGGGCAGCCTCCCGATCTACCGGGTGATGGGATGAACGCCTGAGTCAATGACCCGGTGCTGCGTCCTGTCCGCTCCCAGCTTCAGAACGTCCTCGATCTCGAGGCCCAACGCCTGGCACACCTTGTCTAGCTGCTCGACGTCGTAGACGGCGGTGCCATCGATGATGTGGCCCAGTGTGGTTCGGGGGATGCCGGTTGCGGCGGCGACCCTCGACTTGTTGGTGCGTAGCTCGCCCATGCGGGCGTTGATGATGTCAGCTATCGCCTCGGTCAGTGGGCCGGGCGCGGTGTTCGTCCCTTTAGGCATGCACACATCCTGACACATATAGGTCAATTTTCATAAAGACTTGCAAAGTTGACCTATACCGGTCATACTGACTTACATGAGTCAACACCGCCCCCTAAGAAGAATCAGCCTCGCTGCTGAGATTCGCGCAGAGCTGGGCCGGCAGAGGGTTTCCATTCAGAAGCTATCTGCCGGCACCGGCATTTCCGCATCGACACTCTACAGAAGGCTCGAAGGCACGCGCCCTTTCTACGTGGAAGAGCTTGAAGCCATCGGCAGATTCTTGGGAGTCCCCGACTACGAACTGACCAAGCGGGCGAAGAACCGCGTAGGGGTTGAAGGCTGATGGCCTCCCCCACCCAGGCCCCGCTCGCGTATCCGATCAAGGATGCCGCCGCCGCTGTTGGCCTCTCCGTGCCGACACTTGAACAGGCCATCAAAGACGAGAAGCTGACCGCCCGCTACTCGGGCCGCAAACGCCTCATCCTCGCAGCCGAGCTGAACGCCTGGCTCGAAACACTCCCCTACTCGCGGGAGGAACGATGAGCGCCCCGACTCACGTCTACATCGTCGCATTCTCCGACCGCGTAGTGAAGATCGGCATGACCGGTTCACCCGAGCGGCGCATGCGCGCTCTTGCTGGTCAGGCTCGCAATCGAGGTGCGGAGATGACGGAAAGTCTCATCGTGGAACACCCCGACGCGCCACATATGGAGCAGGTCATGCGCTGGATCGGCAAATACCAGTCGATCCCCGCATGGGGCAATGAGTATTTCTTCGCAGACTTCGAGCCGTTCGTGCAGCTTGTCCGCGACCGTGGCGCGCAGTTCGGCGCTTCCCTGGACGGCACCCCCCAGCCGGATTACAGCACAGGCGCGCACTACTAACACACCCCAGCTGCGGTGACCCTCACAGTCCGGTCACCCCAGCACTAATCGGCGTACCCAAAACACGTCGATTCGCACCACGGCCCCGGTCCACACGGAAGGGGGCGACTGCTCTTTGAGAACTCCACAGCGTGCAGTACACACCCCACAAGCTTCGGCTGGTGGTTCGCCCGGCAATGCGGGGGCGAACTGCTCGGGGTGCAAGCAACATCACGGGTCAGTTATTTACGGGGGCGCGACTTCCTCATGGGCTTCATGTCCGGTCGCGCTGCTACACGGTCACATGTCGGGTCTAGAGGGGCCGCGGGTGACTAGGACGGGCTGACCAGCCAGGGCGTGCGCTCACAGATCGGCGCACTGGCACGCGAGATTCGCACAACAGAAGGGAATGCCACATGGCAAAGATCATCCGCACCAAGGAAGAGACCGTCGCCGAGGTTTCGTCGGCGTCGAAGAAGATCACGGTCAACGTCAAGCAGTCGCTGACCGTCGAGGAATCGCGGGAGCTGAGGAAGCTGCTCAAGGCGGAAGAAGAGAAGGCGCGAAAGCAGAGCGCGAACGTCTGGGGAATCGACATCGGCAAGTACGCCGCTGGGTTCACCTACACAAGCGGCTTCTAACACCGCAGCCAGCGAGCCGTAAGGGGTTGTGGAGGTCCGAATCCTCCCGCTGGCACAAGCCTGGTCGGGCTCATCTCACCTACATGGGTGGGGCAAGCAAATCTCACCGGCCAGGCGTCAACCACCAACAACAACAGAGAGAGAAGGGCATGCCGAATGGCGAAATACACGCTGGGGCAGGAAGTCATAGTGACCACGCCGAACCGCGTGGGCGAGCCGTTCTCGACGGTTATCTCCCGCGTCGGTCGCAAGTTCGTCTACATCGAGCAGTACGGGCGGGAGCGGAAGTTCTTCGCGGAGAGCGGCGCAGAGGATGCGGGCGGCTACATCGGCGGGGCGATTTACAGGCCCGATGAGTGGGCGGACCGGGAGGCGCGAACCGCACTACTGGCCACGCTTCGTGCCCTCGGTGTCGAGCTACGCAACGCACGGGACATCTCGATCGCGCAGCTATCCGCCATCACCGACATCCTCGCTGGCTCAGATCAGTCCTAACACCACAAAACAAACGGCCCCCGAGTGCAAGTCGGGGGTCGGAAGGGAAAGCAAATGTCTACACGAACCATTCTGCCAGATGACACGGCAAGAGCGCGCTTGTCCGATCCGCAAACGTCACATGATGCGGCGGACTCGAACACGACCCGAGCTGCCGTGGAAGAGCAGGTGCATTTCCTGTTCGCCCGTTTGGGTGGCATGACGGATGAGGAGTTGTCGCGCGCTTACCGGCAGTTCTTCGGTTATGACACGCACCCTGATTCGCCTCGCAAGCGCCGAAGTGATTTGGCGAAGAAGGGTGTGCTGGTTGCGTCTGATGAGGTGCGCCCCACAGTGTCGGGTCGCGCGTCAACGGTTTGGGCGCTCGCATGAACGGGGCCGAGTTCAACGAAGGCGACCTTGTGGAAGCGGTCGGGGGCGAGACGGTGATTCGTGGGCGGCTAAAGGTGTCCGAGATCACATCTCGGTTGGTCGTGCCGTGCGTCACCTTCGACATGCCCATCGAGGTGCTTGAGCGCGAGGGCTTCACGCTCACCGTCATCGAGAAGGCCAAGCCGAAGCTGCCGGAAGATCCGGGGATTTACGCCGACCAGCACGGGGGTATGTGGACGCTCCACAAGAACGGCGAATGGATCAACAACGGTGACGGTTCAGTGGCGGTCTCGTTCGACGCGGACGACATGTCAGGCATCTACCGCTCCTTGCTTCCATTCACCAAGCTCGAACCGGCAGCCGAGACTGCCAGGCGGATTCTCGACCGCATCCGCTCAGACAACACGGGTGACGGCGGCTATTACGACCACCGATACACGGGCAAGCAGTTGCGTGCACTATTCGCTGAGTTCGGGGTCGAGTCATGACCCGCCGCGCAACCTACATCCGCCCCGGCACCGACCTGTCCCAGCTCGACAGGTGGGACGGCGTTGGTCAGTGCGAGTGCCCCGAAACGTACCGGGCGCTGGTTGAGGTTCGCCCGGTCGCACGTCACCAGCGCAGACGTGAACCGTTCATGTCATGGCGGGAAGTCATCTTCCACATCGTCATCATCGCGGTCCCGTTCGGCCTCACAGCGGCATGGGTGTGGTCGCGGTGATCTCGTCAGGCCAACGGGAGCAGGTCTTCTACCGGGAGCGCACCTGCCCATCATGCGGCCACCACGACGAAGCCGAACTGTACTACGACCCGGAACTATCACTCACCGAGCTGACGTGGGAATGCCCGCGCTGCAAAACAGAACACGTGGAGGATGCGGGATGAACCTCGCATTCCACGTCGCCTTCCCAATCGGTTTCCTGACCGTTCTCGCCGGCTGCCTGTTCGTGTGGCCCGCGCTCCCCATCCTCGCCGGTTTCGCCGTCATGGTGACCGTCCTCTACCTCGGTGCAAAAGCGCACCACGAAAGGAAGCCTTCATGAAGGTAACAACCCAGTCCGAGCTCGACGCGGCCCTCGCGGATGAGAGCGTTTCGGAGATCATCATCATTTCGCCGGCTGGAGTCTGGCTGACCATCGACGGCGAAAACGGCAAGTACGTGGATGCGTACGGCTCGGCGACGGTCAGGGCGTACGGCTCGGCGACGGTCACGGCGTACGGCTCGGCGACGGTCACGGCGTCCGGCTCGGCGACGGTCAGGGCGTACGACTCGGCGACGGTCACGGCGTACGACTCGGCGACGGTCACGGCGTACGACTCGGCGACGGTCACGGCGTACGACTCGGCGACGGTCACGGCGTACGACT